AATGTGGTGGGCGCCGGTATCAAGCCGTCGTCGCTGATCAAGCAGTCTGAGGTCAAAGCGAAGATCCAGGCGCTCTGGCTCGACTGGACCGACGAAGCGGACGCCGAGGGTTTCACGGACTTCTACGGCCTGCAGCGGCGCGCCGCCCGCGAGGTGTTCATCGCGGGCGAGGTTTTCTTCCGCTTCCGTCCGCGCCGGCCGCAAGACGGACTCACAGTGCCGCTGCAGCTGCAGATGCTTCCCTCCGAGATGCTGCCGCTCAATCGGAACGAGACCGCGCCCGGTGGCAACGTCATTCGCCAAGGCATCGAGTTCGATGCGATCGGACGGCGCGTCGCCTATCACTTTCTGCGCCGGCATCCAGGCGACATGACAGATTTCGGCATGGCCGGTGAGATCGTGCGCATCCCGGCGACCGAGATCGTGCACGTGATCGATCCGGTTGACGCCGGTCAATTGCGCGGCGTCTCGCGCTTCGCCGCCGGGATCGTGAAGCTGTTCCTGCTCGATCAGTACGACGACGCCGAACTCGACCGGAAGAAGGTCGCGGCGATGCACGCGCTCTTCATCACCACGCCCGCACCGGCGGAGCCGCTTGATGCCGTGGAAGGCCGTGACGAGAACGATGAGCGCACCATCGATCTGCAGCCCGGTCAGATCACGATGCTGGAGCCCGGCGAGGACGTGCAGACCTCGGCGCCTGCCGACGTGGGCCAGACTTACGAGCCGTTTCAATACCGCACGCTGCTTCAGGTCTCGGCCGCGCTCGGTGTGCCGTACGCGTATCTGTCGAACGACATGCTCAAGGCGAATTATTCGAACTCGCGGCTCGCCCTGCTGGAATTCCGCCGGCGGATCGAGGCGTACCAGCACGCCGTCATCGTTTGGCAGCTGTGCCGCCAGGTCTGGGCGCGCTGGATGGACACCGCGGTCGTCGCGGGCGCGCTCGACCTTCCTGACTACGACTCGCGTCGCCGCGAGTATCTTGCCTGCGGCTGGCTGCCGCCGAAATGGGACTGGGTCGACCCGCTCAAGGATGCCCGCGCCGAGATCGAGCAGATCGACGCCGGTCTCAAGAGCCGGACGCAGGCATTGGCCGAGCGCGGTTACGACGCCGAGCAAGTCGACACCGAGATCGCGGCCGACAAGGCACGCGAGAAATCGCTGGGCCTGACGTTCGGAGCGACGCCGCCAACGGCGGCGGCGCAACCGCTCGGCGACGGTGAGGCCACGACCGATGCGAGTGCGACCGCAACTGACATTGGACAACCCGCATGATCGATCTGCCGTTCGTGGCGTCTCGGGTTTTCGGGACGCCGCTGATGATCGCGCGCGGCAAGCTCGAGGTGATCCTCGGCGTGCTGGCGCCGCGGTTCGCAGGCACTCCGCTGGCTCCAGCCGATGGGACGGCCGATGCTGGACCCGAGACAACGATCACCGAGCAGAATGTCGCGGTGATCTCCGTGACCGGCACGCTGGTGAGCCGCTCCGGCTATCTCGATGCCGCCAGCGGGCTTCTGTCGTACGCCGATGTGGGCGACGCGGTCGCATCCGCCCTGGCCGATCCCTCCGTTCGGGGTGTGATCCTCGATATCGACTCCCCCGGCGGCGAGGTCGGCGGTTTGTTTGACGTCGTCGAGACGATCCGGGCGGCGAAGGCGGACAGCAGCAAGCCTCTTTGGGCGGTGGCCAACGAGTGCGCGCTGTCGGCGGCTTACGCGATCGCCAGCGCCGCCGACCGACTCTACCTGACCCGGACGGGCGAGGTCGGGTCAGTTGGTGTGGTCGCGGTCCACGTCGACGAGAGCGCGGCCGACACCAAAGCGGGCCTGGCCTGGACCTACGTCTTCGCCGGCGAGACCAAGATCGACGGCAACTCCCATCAGCCATTGTCGGATCGGGCGCGCGCCGCGATCCAGGCCGACGTTGACCAGCTTTACGCACAGCTGTGCTGCCTCGTTGCTTCGAACCGGCGGCTGAAGAGCGAGGCCGTGCGAGCGACGGATGCCGCGGTCTATCGCGGCGAGGCCGCGGTCCGCGCCGGACTTGCTGACCGGATAGGCACGCTCGGCTTGGCGATCGCCGAGATGGCCGCCGCGATCGCTCCACGCGATCCGCACGCGCGGCTCACCACCAACCTCAAAACGAAAAGGAGCACGTCCATGGCGACGAACGAGACCGAAGGCGATCAGCACGATGCGAGCGAGCCGCACTCCCCGGGTACGCCCGCGCCCGTTGCGCAACCGCTGAACGCCGAACCGGCTCCTTCACCTCCCCAGCCCGCGACCGTTCCGGCTGCGGTATCGGCCCAGGCGGACGCGCTGCGAGCCGAGTATGCCGAGATCGCCGCGCTCACCGCGCAGGCCGCCCGCCTCGGCGTCACCATCGATGCGGCGGACGCTATGCGCAAGGACATCTCAGCGGATCATCTGCGCCGGAGCGTTCTTGAAACGCTCGCGTCACGCTCGGAGGCCGCGACCATCATCGCCGCGGCTCCGTCCACACGGGTCGCGGGCGAGAGTCCGATCGTGCGACGCGCGAAGCAGCGCGCAGCCGCTGCAAGCGCCTAATCACAAGGAGCACCCATGACCACCCTGACGATGTCGCCGACACTCGGCGACCTACTCAAGTTCGAGCTCAATGGAAGCTATTCGCGCGAAACGGTGACACTCAAATCCGGCACGAGCTATGCGCTGGGCTCCGTGCTCGGCAAGATCACCGCTTCGGGCAAATATCGCCTCTCGCCCGCGGCCGAGGTCACCGGTGACGAAGGAGCCGAGACCGCGACCGCCGTCCTGCTCGGCGCGGTGGATGCGACCGGTGGCGACAAGACAGGTCTAGTGATAGCGCGCGGTCCCGCCATCGTCTCGAAGGCCGCGCTCGTCTTCGACGCATCGGTCAACCTGACCGCTGAGAAGACCGCGAAGCACGCGCAGCTTTCGGCAGCCGGCATCGTTCCTCGCGACGCTGCCTGACGGCGCTCGTTTCACTCTCGTCCTCTTTCGGGCCTCGACGATCCTCGTCGGGGCCCGCTTCATTTGAAGGAACCTCCATGGCACCCATGATCAATCCGTTCGACGCCGGCGGTTACACGCTCGCGGAGATGACCACGGCCATCAATATCCTGCCGAATATCTACACGCGGCTCGGCACGATGGGCCTGTTCCGCTTCGAAGGCATCACCCAGCGCAGTGTCATCATCGAGCAGGCCGAGGGCGTGCTGAACCTGTTGCCGACCGTGCCGCTCGGCGGGCCGGCTACGGTCGCCAACCGTGACAATCGCTCAACCCGTTCCTTCACGGTGCCCTGGATCCCGCACGACGACGTCATCACGCCACAGGATATCCAGGGCGTCCGCGGCTTCGGCGTCGCCGACGCAGCCGATCCGCTTGCCACCGTCATGGAGCGCAAGATCACGCGTATGCGGGCCAAGCACGCGCAAACCCGGGAATACATGGAAATCAATGCGCTGCGCGGCGTGGTGAAGGACGGCGCCGGCGCCGAGATCTACGATTACTTCGACGAGTTCGGCCTCGCCCAGCAATCCGTCGACTTCGTTCTCGGCACCGCGGGCACCAATGTGCAGGGCAAATGTCGCGAAGTGCTCCGCGACATCGAAACGGAGCTCAAGGGCGAGACGATGAACGGCGTGCTCGCCCTAGTGAGCCCGGGCTTCTTCGATAAGCTGATCAGCCATGCCAAGGTCGAGGAGGCCTACAAGTACTTTTCCTCGACCGGTGCGCAGCCGCTGCGCGAGGACACCCGACGAAGATTTCCCTTCGCCGGCATCGTGTTCGAGGAATACAACGCCACCGTCACGCTCTCCACCGGCACGACGGAAACCCTGGTGCCCACCAACGAAGGCATCGCGTTCCCGCTCGGCACGATGGACACCTTCGTCACTTACGGCGCACCGGCGAACCTGATCGAGACCGTCAACACCATGGGCCTGCCGATCTATGCGCGTCAGATCGCGCGACAGGACGGCAGCGCCATTGACGTGAAGACTGAAGCGTCTCCGCTGCCGGTCAACAAGCGCCCCCGGCTGGCGGTCAAGATCCATACCAGCAACTGAACCGCGCTGATGGATGCGTTCACGGCGGCGATCGACGCGCTTTTCGCCGATCCCAACATCGCTCGCGACGCTCTTTGGCGCCCGGGCGGAATCGGTGCCGGCATCGTGGTGCGCATCGTCAGCAAAAGACCGGACCAAGCCGCCAATTTCGGCGACAGCCGCGTCATGTTGCCGGCGATGCTGATCGACGTTCGCCGATCACAGATCGCAGCGCCGGCGTCTGGCGACACCGTCGAAATTGACTCTGAGACGGTCGAGATCATCGCCACGCCTGTGATCGATAGTTTGCGGCTCGTGTGGACATGCGAGGCGGCGCCGCCGGTTTGATCCGATGCGCTTCACCTTGAAGACGGACGATCTCGCCGCGCGTCTCGGTGAGGTCGAAACCGAGGCGGCACGTTCTGTGACCGCCGCCATGCGCGAAGCGACGGAAGGGCTTAAGAGCGATCTACGCGCGGACGTCGCCGATGCCGCACTCGGACAGCGTCTCGCCAACACTTGGCGCGGCAAGACCTATCCGGAAGCGGCGATCAGCCTCGAGGCCGCGTCCTTCGTCTGGTCGAGGGCGCCCAATATCGTCGATGCGTTCGATCGTGGCGTGACGATCAAGTCCAGCCGCGGTTTCTGGCTCGCGATCCCGACGGCAGCCGCCGGCGTGAAGGGCATCAACCCGACAGGTGCCATGAAGCGGATCACGCCAGGCGGCTGGGAGCGACGCACCGGCATGCGCCTGCGTTTCGTGTATCGGCGTGGACGGCCCTCTCTGCTTGTCGTTGATAACGCGCGCCTGAGCAAGAAGGGGCTCGCGCGGCCCAACGTCGGACGTACGCGCGGTGGCGCCGCCTTCACCCGCATCGGCGGCCGCTCGACAGTCGTAGTGTTCATCTTGGTGCCGCAGGTCACGCTGCGGAAGCGTTTGGATATCGCAGCAGTGGCCCAGCATTGGGCATCGCGCGTCCCCGGCCTTCTCTCAAGCCACTGGAAATGACAACGACACCATGACGAGTCGGCGAGAACAGGTTCTTGGCGCAGTGCACGCGCTGATCGCCTCAACGCTCCCTAGTGCCGAGGTGAAACGTAACCTGGCGAAACCTGAGCGGGTCCCACCCGGTGGCCTTGTCATCGTTCGCGATGGTGATCCCGGTGAACCCGAAATAACCCTATCGCCGCTGACTTACATCTTTACCCACCGCATCCCGATGGAGGTTGCGGCCTACGAGACGTCAAGCGAGATCCGCGAGCGCGTGCTCGACGGCATGCTGGCTGCGCTCGGAGGCGCTGTTGCGTCCAGCCGCACGCTCGGCGGCCTCTGCGACTTTATCGAGACGGAAGCGCCGGTGACTGAAGACGTCGAGACAGCGGGCGCCCGCGCGGTCCGATGGGCCGACGCCGTCATCGTCGCGGTCTACGGCACGACCGATCCGCTGAACTGAATTCCTTCAAGCTCGGGAGAACCTCATGGCACGCGCGCGCGGCGCCAATGCCGTCATGGCTGCGGCGTTCGAGACCACTTACGGCACCGCACCGGTGGCCGGCTACAAGAAGTTGCCCTTCGTATCCTGCGCGCTCGGCGACGAGCAGAACCTGATCGCGAGTGATCTTCTTGGTTACGGCCGCGAGCCACTGCCGCCGAGCCGCGACGTTGTCAACAATGAGGGCGACGCTGTCGTGCCGGTCGATCTTCGCAACTTCGGCTATTGGCTGAAGCTGCTGATGGGCGCGCCGACCTCGGTAGACGATAGCGGCGTCGTCACTCACACCTTCGTCTCCGGCGCGCTCACGCTGCCCTCGATGGCGATTGAGCTCGGCATGCCGGAGGTGCCGAGTTTCGGTATGAATGTTGGCGTCCGCGCCAACTCCATGAAGATCCAGCTGCAACGCTCCGGTCTTCTCAACGCGACGATGAGCTTGATCGCCCAGGGCGAGACGAAAAACGCATCGACCGGCGCCGGCTCGCCGGCCACCGTCGCGATCGAGCGCTTCTCGCAATTCATGGGCGACATCAAGCGCGACGATGTCGCGCTTGGTCACATCGTCTCGGCCGAACTGATGTACTCGAACAATTTGGACAAGGTCGAGGTGATCCGGCCGGACGGGCGCATCGAGGATGCCGATCCGGCGATGGTCGCGGTGTCCGGCAACATCAACGTGCGTTTCGCCGACACCGTGCTGCTCGATCAAGCCACATCGGGCGACCCTTGTGAACTCTCCTTCGGCTGGCAGATCGACGCCGACAACGCGCTGCTCTTCACCGTCCACAGCGTCTTCCTTCCGAAGGCCAAGACGCCGATCCAGGGGCCGGGCGGCATCCAGGCGGGGTTTGCCTGGCAAGCGGCCAAGGACCCGACCGTGGGCAAGACCTGCACGGTCGAACTCATCAACGACGTGACGGGATATTGATCCGATGACCGAACAGACTGCTACACCAATGCTGAAGCTCGGTGTCGATCGAGCGCCGTTCTGGCTCGCCGTTTCACGCGGAGTTCGCGTGCAGTTCCGCCCGATCTCCGTGGCGGCGATCCTTCTTGCCCGCAGTGCCGCCGCGGACGTGCTGCAAGAGGGCGGCGACGATGCCGCCGTCAAGGCCGGCGTGGCCTTCACTCGATCGCTCTCGCACACCGGGATAGCGGCGTGGGAGGGCATCGGCGATGCCGATGGCAACGTTGTCGAACCGACGCCGGACAATATCGACGCTCTGCTCGAGCACTGGCCGGTCTTCGACGCGATCGACCGACTCTATGTCGGTCCGGCGCTCATTCGGGATTCGGAAAAAAACGTCTGATCGCCCTCGCCGAATGGCACTTCGGCGGCGGCGAGGGTTACTGCGCGGCGTGCCCCAAGACCTGTCCGGCGTGCCCGTACCGGGAGCATGCGCCGCAAACGGCCGAAGGCCATGCCGCCTGGGAGGTGCTACGCCGGGCGGCGGGTCAGGTTCGCGCAGTTATGGGCGGCGTCTATGCGCTCGACTTCGGCTCGATTCTGCTGCTGGCCGACGCCATGGGTGCGCTGACGCCGTTGGTCATTGAACTGATCCCTGAAATCGAACCGATCATCGTTCGCGGCTACCGCCGCGACAATGACTGACCAACAACGGCACGATAACCAGCGATGTCGACCACAAGCGTCTCGATCCGCCTCGGCGTCGAGGGCAAGGCCGACGTCAAGCGCGCCTTCGAGGAGGTTGGCAAGGCAGGCCACGACGCCTTTCGCGGCGTCGCGGCCGACATGGATGCGACGGGCGCCGCTGCCGATCGTCAAGCCCAGCGACTGCAACGGCTGGCGGAGGCTGCTCGCCAAGCGGGTGCTGCCGATCAGGCACAGCGCGGTTTCAACTCGGTGCTTAACGTCGGCGCGGTTCCGAAGTCCGCGCGCGAATCCGCGGCGGTCTTCGAGGAAACTGCTCGCGCGGCAGAGGACCTTGCCGCGCGCACCGCCGCGCTGCGGGCGCAGATCGATCCTCTCGGCGCGGCGCACGGGAAGCTCAACGCCGAAGTCGCCGAAGCAAACAGCCTGTTCAAGGCCGGCGCTATCACCGCTGCCGAACAGGCTGCCGCCCATGGCCTTGCGCAGGCGCGGTTCGACGCGACCGCCAAGGCGCTGGGCGGTGTCGGCGCGAGCGGCAAGCTGACCTCCAATCAGCTTGTCAATTTGAGCTACCAGCTCAACGACGTGGTCGTCTCGCTCGCGGGCGGCCAGCGCCCGCTGATGGTGCTCATGCAGCAGGGCTCGCAGATCGCCCAGATCTTCGGCCCTGGGGCCGGCGTCAGCGGAATATTGCGCGGCGTCTGGCAGGGTCTCACTGCCCTGGTGACGCCGACTACCGCCGTTATCGCCGGCATTGCGGCGATCGGCGGCACGGTCGCCTATGCCTATTATTCCTATATCTCGTCGCAGAAGGAGCTCGAGGTCGCGCTCGGCGGCACTGGACGCGCCGCCGGCGCCACGGTCGGCCAGATCGAACAGATTGCCGAACGATCGGCATCCGCCGGTGGTGTTTCGGTTGCCGCCGCGCGCGAGATGGAGGCGGCCTTCCTCCAGACCGGCAAGATCGGTATTGCCAGCTTCGAGGGCTTGATCAAGGTCGCCAAGAACTATGCAGCGACCACTAGCATCGATCTCACCGCCGCGACGAAAGAACTGGCGCAAGGCTTCGCCGATCCGGTCAAGGGCGCGGATACGCTCAACCAGAAGCTCAACTTCCTCGATGACCGCACGCGGCTCTATATCCGCACCCTGGCCGATCAGAATGACCGAACCGGCGCGCAGCGCGTTATGTTGGATGCGCTCAAGGGCAGCCTCGTCAACGCTGCTGATGCCACCACCGCGCTCGGCCGGGCGTGGGATTTTGTTGGACGGATGGCGTCGAATGCTTTCGACGCAATCGGCCGCGGTATGTCCCGCCTGCTCGATGGCGCTCCGCTCGAAGAGCAGCTCAAGCAGCTGCAGGCGACGCGCGAGCGATTGCAAGCTTTGATCGAGAATCCGGTCGCACGGCAGTCTCGCAACTTTGCGACCCGGCAGCTTGCCGAGGTCAACACCGAGATCGCAAAGATCGAGGCGAAGCTCGATGTCATCCAGGCCCGCGCCAAGGAAGCGAAGGCCAATGAACTTTCGGTGCGGGCCGGCACCCTCGCAAGGGATCTAACCCCGGTTTTTGAAGAGCTACAGACGCTGAAGGCGCGGCAGACGCAGCTTCGCGCCGCGCTCGACGATCCAGCGGTTCGGCAGAAAGTTGCCGACCTCAAACAAGTCGAAACCGCCTATGACGCGGTCACGCGTGCGCTTCTGACGTGGCTCGATCCCGCCGAGAAGGCCCGCCGTCTGGACGAACTGGAAATCCAGGCGCTTGCCGCCAAGACGCCGGCGCAGAAAGCCGCCATCGCCGAGGAACGCCGCCGGCTCGAACTCTCCGGCCAAGCCGTCCCGGCCGCGATCGCCGAGGCGGACGTTATTCGCGCGGGCACCAAGGCGCGCGCCGATGCCACGCAAGCGCTGATCGATCAGTCGCGCGTGCTTGCGGTCAACGCGCAGGCGACGCTCGCGGTCGCCGACGCCTATCTCAAGAACGCAGCAGCCGCGCAGCAGGCAGAGGTCAGGCGCAAAGCGCTGACCGAGGCGGTGCAGAACGGCGTTGACGTCGAGAAACGCTCCCGCGAATTGCTCCTCGAGCAGGTCGCCGAACAGGCGGCGCAATCCGCGAAGTCGGTGAACGATCTCGGCTCCGAGGCCGCGGCCAGACGGCGCGTCAACGACGCCATGGCAGCGGGACGGCTTTCCTCCGAGCAGGCCAACCAGCAGATGCAGGTCGAGCAGGCGCTGCGCCCGCTACTGGTCGCGCAGTCGCTCGCCGAGGGCGACGCCAAAGGAACGCTCGGTCGCGTCATCGACGCGCTGCGCGGAGCGTACTCGCGCCTGCATGGCGAGCAGGCCCGCGCCGCGGCGCTGCAAACCATCGAAGGGCAGAAGAACCAGCTCGAACTGCTGCAGAAGCAGATCGATCTGGCAGGCACCAGCGAATCGCAGCGCGCGGTCATCATCGCGCAGCTGCAGGCTGAGCAGCAGTTGCGTCAGCGCGGCATCGATCTCGCCAGCGCCGAAGGCCAGGCCATCCTGGCCAATGCGGGCAGCATCGAACGGCTCAACCAGGAGCTCGCGCGCTCTCAGGGCGCCATGCAGTCGCTGCAAGGCATGACCGATACCACGTTCAATCACTTCTCGACGCTGATCGCCGAAGGCAAGACCGACTGGAAGTCGTGGGCCGATGCCGGTCGCGCCGCGCTCGCCGACATCGAAAAGGAAATACTCCGGCTCGCCGTGCTCAATCCGCTGAAGAACATGCTGTTCGGCACCAATCTCACGACGCTGAACAATGTCGGCGGTCTGTTCGGCAATCTGTTCCAGAGCTTCAAGTTTCACGATGGCGGCGTCGTTGGCGTCGGGGGCACTCCGCGCTTCGCTCCCGCGGCCCTGTTTCACAATGCCCCTCGGCTTCACGAAGGCGCGTTTCTCTCGCCGGATGAAGTGCCGGCGATCCTTCAGCGCGGCGAACGCGTGCTCAACCGCACCGAGGCCGCCGCCTATGGACGCGACAAGCAGCCGGCTCCGGTCATTCTGAACTTTGCGGTGCAGACGCCGGATGCAGCATCTTTCCGGCGCGCGCAGGGTCAGATCACTGCCGATATGGCATCGGCGCTGCGCCGCGCCGAGCGTAACCTGTGACCGGCTTTCACGACGTCCGCTTCCCTGACGCTATCGCCCGCGGGGCGATCGGCGGACCGGAATTCTCCACCGATGTGATTGCGGTGGCGTCAGGCTATGAGCAGCGTAATGTCAACTGGTCGGCGGCCCGCGCGAAATTCGACATCTCGACCGGCATTCGCACCCGCGAGCAGATGGCCGAGGTGATCGCCTTCTTTCGCGCACGGCGAGGGCGCGCTTACGGCTTTCGCTTTCGGGACTGGAATGATTTCGAGGCAACGGGAGAGGCCTTGGCGAGCACGGCGGATCCTTTGGTTTGGCAGTTGCGCAAGCAATACGCGTCGGGACCCTCGTCGGAGCAGCGCACCATCACGAAACCGGAATCCGGGACGGTCGTCGTCCGCATTGATGGCGATCCGGTTTCTGTAACCGTCGACCATCTTACCGGCCTCGTGACATTCCCGACCGCGCCGGCCACTCAGCCCTATGCGGACTTCGCGTTCGACGTTCCGGTGCGCTTTGACACCGATCACCTGCCGGTGACGGCGGTCGCCTATCACATCCAGCAGGTCTCTTCGATCCAGCTCGTCGAGCTTCGCGTCTAGCGATCCTCAAATCATCAACACGTGCCATGAAACCAGCATCCGCGGGGCTAGCCGCCCATTTGGATGGAGAGGTCACGACGCTCGCCACCTGCTGGCGCCTCCAGCGTCAGGATGGCTGGGTTCGTGGCTTCACCGACCACGACCAGCCGCTCCTGATCGATGGCCTGACCTACGTTGCATCCACCGGCTTCCTCCCCAGCGCCATCAAGTCGGGCGCGGACCTCTCGGTGGACAACCTCGACGTAGACGGCTTCCTCGACGACGACGCCCTTAAGGCCGAGGATCTGACCTCCGGCCGTTTCGATGGAGCCGCGATCGACATCTTCCTGGTCAACTGGGCCGACCTCACCCAGGGAAGACTGCTGCTGCGGCGCGGGACACTCGGTGAGGTGAAGCGCGCGGATAACCGTTTCTCCGCTGAAATCCGCGGTGTCGCTAACCGCCTGCAGCAGGTGTCGGGCAAACTCTATTCGCGCCTATGCCGCACCGATCTCGGCAGCGCCGAATGCACGGTGTCTCTCGTGTTGCTCACCGATGAGCTCGTCGTCTCCGCGGTAGCGTCCGGCGATACCTTCAGCGTGCCGACGGCAAGGCCCACCGGATTCTACACCTTCGGCCTCTGTACGTTCCTGACTGGTGCGAACGCCGGCGCCGCAACCGAAGTGCTGCAGCACAATGGTGAAGCGATCCAGCTGTTCACGGCGATGCCGCGACCGATCGTGATCGGCGATCAGGTGCGGCTCGTCGCCGGTTGCGACAAGACGCCGGAGACTTGCCAGGTGCGGTTCGCGAACATTCTGAATTTCCGTGGCGAGCCTCACATCCCGGGCAACGACAAAGTCTTCTCGTACCCGATCAAGGGCTGATGTTCACGCGCGATGCGCTTATCGCCGAGGCGCGCACCTGGCTCGGCACGCCGTGGCACCATCAAGCCTCTCTCAAAGGCGTCGGCTGCGACTGCATCGGCTTCGTGCGCGGTGTGGCCTTGCCGTTTGTGGGGCCGGTCGCAATCGACCTCGATTATCCCGAGACCTGGCATCTCTATCGTGCCGAGCCGCGCATGTATCTTGGCTTCAAGGAGCGATGCGATGAAATTGAACCGGACGATGTCGTGGCCGGCGACGTACTACTTTTCGGTGCGGGCAAGGGTCCTGCGCATCACTGCGCCTATGTGACGCCCGGCGGCGGTCTCATCCATTGCTATCGGGAAGCGCGCGCGGTCGTCGAGCAGGCGTTCTCGCCGTGGTGGCGCGCCAAATTGCGTCATGCGTTTCGGCTACCGAGCATCGAGAACTGACGTGGCCAAGATCGTCCTCACGGTCGGTGGTTATGTCCTCGGCAATCTTCTGTTGCCTGGATTGGGTGGCGCGATCGGCGGTCTGGTCGGCGGCTATGTCGGCGGCATCGTCGACCAGCAACTGTTCGGGGGAACGCCTAGCCAGACCGTCTATGGCGCGCGCATGCAGGATCTGCGTGTGCAGTCGTCTAGCTACGGCGCCGTCATCCCGACGCTCTATGGCAAGGGTCGGCTCTCCTCAAACATCCTATGGATGCGCGGCTTCGACGAGGTCGTGCGCACCGAGACGCAGACGGTCGGCGGCGGCGGCAAGGGCGGTGGCGGCGGCGGCAGTCAGACCGTCACCAACGTCAGCTATCACTACTACGCTGACATCGCGGTGGGCCTATGCGCCGGTCCGATCGCGGCCGTGCACCGCGTTTTCGCGGACGGCAATGCCTTCGAAGACGACAAGGTCGGCGAGATGCGCGTCTATCTCGGAGACGAAGCGCAATCGCCTGATCCGCTGATCCAGGCAGTCGAAGGCGCCGATCGAACGCCGGCCTACCGTGGGCTGGCTTACGTGGTGATGGAGCAGCTCTACATCACGCCGTTCGGCAACCGCCTGCCGAACCTGACCTTCGAGCTCGAGACCTGAGCGGTGGCGCAACTTGTCCTGACGCTCGCCGGTGGCGTGCTGGGCGGCGGCATTGGCGGCGGTCTCGGGCAGTCGCTGGGGGCGCTGTTCGGTGCCTATGTCGGCGGCATTGTCGATCAGCAGCTGTTTGGGCCCCAGCAGGACCGCAAAGCCGTCGAGGGCGCGCGCGTTACCGATGTCAGCCTGTCCGGCTCCGCTTATGGCCAGACTATTCCCACAATCTGGGGGCGCATGCGCGTTCCCGCCAACATCGTCTGGCTGCGCGGCATTCGCGAGGTGGTGCGGACCGAGACCGAGACGGTCGGGGGCGGCGGCAAAGGAGGTGGTGGCGGCAGCGCCGCACAGACGGTCACGCGAACGACGTATCATTACTATGCCGACGTCGCGCTCGGCATCTGCGAGGGGCCGGTCACATCGATTTATCGCATCTGGCTCGACAAAACGCCGATCGATCCCGAACACGTCAACGAGATTCGGCTCTACTACGGAGAGGAAGGACAGTCGCCCGACCCGCTGATCCAGGCGGTGGAGGGAAGCGACAAGACGTCGGCGCTCCGCGGGCTCGCCTATGTGGTCTTGGAAAACCTCTATCTCACGCCATACGGCAATCACTTCCCGAACTTCGAGATCGAGGTCTATAGCGGCTCACGGCCGGAAGTCGCCGACGCCCGGCATCTGGTGCAAAGCGTATGCGTCATTCCGGCGAGCGGGGAATGGGCTTACGAGCCGACCATCGTTCGCAGCCGCGTCCGCGACGCCAATATCAACAGCAACGCTGGGCGAAAGGCATCAGACTTTGCGGTATCGATCGAGGGCCTCAAACGCGAGGTGCCGAATGTCGAGTGGGTGAGTCTGGTCTACGCCTGGTTCGGCACGTCTCTCGACGTCGCGACATGTTCAATTCGACCGGAGGCGGAGTATTCGATCTATCCGGACCGACTGCCTGACACAGCGCCATACAGTTGGTCGGTGATGGGGATTGGGCGCCCGGTGGTCGGCGGTGGAGGCCCTGCCTGGCCGCTGGTGTCATCCTTCACCAAGCCCGACGGTTCGACGGGACTCTATTACGGTGGGACCATCAGCGACGGCTCGATCGTGCGCGCGATCCAGCATCTGCACGCACTTGGCTACAAGGTAGCGCTCTATCCATTCCTGATGATGGATATCCCGCCGCCCGACCCATCACCCTTCCCATGGCGAGGTCGGATCGGGGGCGCTGCCGCGGATGTTGCTGGATTTTTCCAGCGGCCGGATGGGTATCTTCGCTTCGTTCGGCACTGCATGTCGCTCTCCGAGGACGCTGGCGGCGTCGATGGATTCGTCGTCGGCTCGGAGATGGTCGCGCTCAACCGGATCCGGGACGGCGCCGGCGCATATCCAGCCGTGCCTTACTGGCAGGCGATTGCCAGCGAGGCGAAGACCCGTCTGGGTGCCGATTGCGTCGTCACTTATGCCGCGGACTGGTCGGAGTATCGCTACCATGATCGTGGTGGCGCCGACGTCGACTTTCCGCTCGATGCGCTCTGGGCTAACGGGAATATCGACGTGGTCGGGATAGACGCTTATTTTCCGCTCACCGACTTGCCACGCGCGATTTACGACAAGGCGACGATCGCATCCGGTTGGAATTCGGGCGAACTGATCGACTATTTCTATGAGACGCAGGCGGATCGTGACCTCGAGCGGCGCGGCTTCGATCCGCAACGGTCCGAGATTGACGACCGTTTCTATGCGATCAAGGACATTCGCTTCTGGTGGGAAAATCAGCACGTTCCCCGCGTAAGCGGCACGCCGACGGGATCGCCGACGGCTTGGGTGCCGCGCTCGAAGCCGATCTGGTTCATGGAGTATGGCGTTCCTTCGGTGAACTGCGCCACCAACCAGCCGAATGTCTTCATCGATCCCAAATCGAGTGAGAGCTTCGCGCCCTATTATTCAAACCGCGCCGTGGATCGCGTGGTGCAGCGCGCTGCGATCGAGGCGACCGAGGAATTCTGGTCAGATGCCGCGAACAACCCGGTCTCTCCGCTGAATGGCCGCGAGATGGTTGAACGCCGCTTCGTCTGGTGTTGGGACGCGAGGCCTTATCCGTTCTTTCCGGCGCTGACGAACGTCTGGTCGGATGGCGAGAATTTCCGGCTTGGTCATTGGATCGAAGGGAAGATCGGCAACATGCTGCTCTCGGAAATCGTCCGGGATCTGTGCCTGCGCGCGGGCCTGACAGAAGACGATTTCGACGTGTCCGCGCTCGATGACGAAGTCGTCGGCTACGTGGTGACGGAGCGAAAGCCGATCCGCGACATGATCGGCGTGTTGCAGACCGCCTATTTCTTCGATGCCTTCGAAAGCGACGGCAAGCTTGTCTTCGTCAAACGCGGCGCTGGCACGCCGATCATGGTTGATGCCAACGATCTCGGGGCGAGTGAGAATGACGGCGACCGGTCGCGCATAAAGATCGAGCGCACGCAGGATACGGAGCTGCCGATCGCAATCGACGTCGTCCATCTCGACGAAGCGCGGGATTATCAGTCCTCGACCGCGACGGTCCGCAAGCAGGTCGGTCGCTCGGAATCCGTCACGACCATCAGCCTGCCGATCGTGTTGTCGATCGAGCAGGCGCAAGCCATCGGCCAGCGCGCCTTGCGGGAAATCTGGCAAGGCCGCGAAGCACTCGACATCCGGCTTCCAACCCGGTCGGTCCGGCTCGACGCCACGGACCTGGTCGAGGTGCCGGTGGACGGCGTCTATCGCCGCATCCGGGCGACCTCCGTCACCTACGGCAAGCCCGGCTTGGTGCTGCTGCGGGGCATCGCGACGGACGGCGGCATTCCCGAATTTTACACCGCGCCTACCGGCAGCGGGACCATTCCACCGTCCGCAGCTGAGCCTGTCGCGCCGGTCCGCGTCGATTTGCTCGACATGCCGATCATGATGGACGCACACGAGGCTTCGGCGCCCAGCTTTTATATGGCGTCGTGTCCGGTCGGGGTCGGCCGATTTCGCGGCACCAGTTTGTTCCAGCCAACGGCGGACGAACTTGACTACGTCGTCGCCTCGATCGCCGGACTGCCGTCGGTCATGGGCCAGACCGTGACGACACTAGCGGTCGGCCCGGCTTGGCGTTGGGATCGCGTCAACTCGGTCGAGGTGCAATTGGATTATGGGAGCCTGCAGAGTTTGGCCGACGAGAGGGTTCTGGCAGGCGCCAACGCCGCGCTGATCGACAATGAAATCCTTCAGTTCGGCCAGGCTGAACTGATCGGAGAAGGCCGATATCGGCTGAGCCGCCTGTTACGGGGTCAGCGTGGCACCGAACACGAGATCATCTCGCATCCGATTGCGAGCCGGTTCATCTTGCTGGATCCGTCGCGGCAGCCGCGCCCGACCTTCGGCGTCTCTCGGATTGGGTCTTCCATCGCGTGGCGGTTCGCGCCGGTCCCGCAGGGTCCGGCCGGCGATCTGTCGGAGGAGTTGGTTTTCACCAACACAGGCAACGGCCTGCGGCCCTTCTCGCCGGTCTATCTGCACGCAGGACGTGATCCAGCCTCTGGTGACGTCAATCTTTCCTGGATCAGGCGAACCCGACTCGGTGGCGATGCCTGGCTCAGTGAAGTGCCGCTCGGTGAGGAGAACGAGGCCTACGACGTGCAGGTCATGAGCGGGTCAACCGTACTGCGCACAACGCGGGTGGCGGCACCGATGCTGTTCTACACGGCCGCGCAGCAGAGTGCCGACTTCGGGAGCCTGCCGGCATCGATCACTTGGCGCGTCGCGCAGGTCTCGCGGGTCTACGGACCCGGCATCGCATCCGAACAAACTTCAATCCTCTAAGGGACGCTCATGTCGACACCGAACTTGGGCCTGCCGCAGCTTGCGGCAGACCAGGCACAGAAACACGTGCCAGTGAACGAGGCGCTGCTCGACCTAGACGCCCTCGTGCATCTGGCGGTGCTCGATCGGAGCCTCTCGGCTGCGCCCGGCTCACCCGCCGAAGGCGCGCGCTACATCGTGGCGGCAAGCCCGACCGGCGCCTGGGCAACGCATGCCGATCATGTTGCGGTCTGGCTCGACGGTGCTTGGCGGTTTTTCATTCCGGGGACCGGTTGGCTCGCCTGGGTGATCGATGAGGCGGCACTGCTGGCCTGGAACGGTTCCGCCTGGGTGGATGCTCTGTCGGCGGTCTCGGCGATCCAGAACCTGGCGCTGCTCGGCATCCGCACGACAGCCGATGCCAGCAACCGTCTCGCCGTGAAATCCAACGGGGTGCTGTTCAGCCATGACGATGTCACGCCCGGCACGGGAGATATCCGCGCGACCTTAAACAAGAGCGCCGCCGGCAAGGATGCCGGCTTCACGTTTCAGGATGCCTTCAGCACGCGCGCTCTCTTCGGCCTGCTCGGCGACGACGATTTCAGCATCAAGGTGAGCCCGGACGGCTCTACGTTCTATCTTGGCGTCTCAATCGATAAGGACACTGGCCACATCGGGCTCGGCGGCGCGGTTGCCGACGCGCTCAACGCTTTGATCGTGAAGGGCACCGCGTTCCTGTTCGACCGCGAGACCGACGACGTCCGCTTCACCTTCAACAAAGCGGCTGCCGGCGACGATGTGGCGCTGACCTTCCAGACCAACTATTCGGCGCGCGCGCTGGTCGGCCTTCTCGGCGACGATGACTTTACCTTCAAGGTCTCGCCGGATGGCTCGACCTATTACACCGGCTTTGTCCTCAAGAAAGACAACGGACAATTCAAAATCCCGCTCGCACCAAAATTCTCGGGCTATACCAATTTCGACAACTACATCGCCGCGAATACCTGGACCAAGGTCCAGTTCAATAACGCCGACTCCAACGACCAGAGCGCCTTCAGCGGCGGCAGCAATAATTTTACCGCGCCGTTCGCTGGACCATACGCCCTAGGCTTCTCGCTGCGGTTCAAAGCCAACGCGACCGTCCCGACCAAGGTGATCGCGACGTTCTACAAGAATGGCGCTGAACTCGGCCGCGGCCGGGCTGTGTCGGGTGCCCCGACCGATGATGTCACGACCTACAATCTCACGGTTCTCACGCCGCTCGCCGCGAACGACGTCATCGACGTGCGGGTCAATTTCGCGACCAACGACGGTTACATCGAAAGCGACCACTCACACTTCTGGGGCCATTACGTCCCCTGAAACCAGCGCACCAAGAACCACACGCAAGCCGCCCCTCCCGGGCGGCTTTTTTCATTGGAGGATGCCCATGGCGGCTTCGACCTACGACGAGGCGCTGCGGCGCCTGCTGGCGCACGAGGGTGGCTACACCAACCACCCATCCGACCCGGGCGGCCCGACGAATTACGGGATCACGATCGTCGACTATCGCAAATACGTGAAGCCGAACGCCACGGCGGCCGACGTGCGGGTGATGAAGCTCGACGAGGCGAAGTCGATTTATCGCGCGAAATATTGGGCCGCCCAGCGCTGCGACGAGCTTCCGCCCGGCGTCGACGACAGCATTTTCGACTACGGCGTCAATTCCGGGATCGGCCGCTCCGGCAAGGTCCTGCGCCGCGTTGTCGGCCTTCCCGACAACACCAGCGTGGTCACCGACGAGGTCCTGAAAGCGGTCGCCAAGCGCGACGCGAAAGCGGTCATTGTCGCGATCAGCGACGAACGTCTGCGATTCCTCAAAGGGCTGAAGACATGGCCGGTTTTTGGCGCGGGCTGGAGCCGACGCGTCGCCGAGGTCAAAGCGTTTTCGCTCAGCCTCGCCCAGCACTCGGTTGCAGCTCGGCCGCAGGTGGCAGCCGCACCGGCCGCTACGGCAGCGCCAGCCAAGGGCGTGGTCCCTCCGCCGAAGGCCCTCAAAGGACTCGTCACCAAAGGAATACCGGCGGGCGGCGCGGCCGGCGGCATCGGATTTTGGGAGTGGATCGCCGCCCATCCTTACGAGTCTGGCGCCATCGTTCTGGTCAGCGCGAGTGCAATCGGCGGCGCCGTTTACGCGCTCAATGGCTGGCATCAGGCGCGCCAAGAGGCGCCCACGCCCAATCTCATTCCCGTCCCGATCTGAAAGAGGAGTTCATCATGCTGACATTCGTCCTGATCTTCGCAACCGTCGCCGCCGTCTACTGGCTTTGGATTCGGCCGATTCTGAAGTCCCGCCCCGAACTGCGCGAGCTTTATCAGCAGGAGGAGAGCTTCTTCGGCGCCCTGCGTGAGAAGCTCAAAGGCATCAAGCAGAAGCTCTCCTCTGTTTTGGTGATCGCGGCGAGCGCCGCGGTCAGCGGCTACGACTTTTTTGCCCCAATTGTCAGCGGCGTCGACGTGAGTTCGCTGACAGCCCAGGTCCCCTCATGGGCTTGGCCCCTGGTGCTTATCTCATTGACCGCGCTCTTTCAGTTCCTCCGAAATCTCGCCGACAAGCGGCACCAATCCGAGCTCATCGAAGCCTCGCCAGTTGGGAGGGAATAGCCATGTGGACCTGGCTTGCCAGCCTCATTGGCGGGCCCGTGATCAGCGGGCTGATCAATGCTTACAAGGCCAAGCTCGATGCGGCCAACACCCAAGACCACATCGCCGCCGATCTCGCCGCCAAGGAAATCGAGGCAGAGATCGATGCGCGAAAGCAAGCTTCTGCAATCATCATCGCGGAACAGGGCCGGTGGTACACCGCGATCATTCGGCCGCTGCTCGCGTTCCCACTCATCGTCTACTTCTGGAAGGTAATCGTGTGGGACAAGGTGCTGGGATTGGGAAGCACTGACCCGATAACGGGCATGATCGCTGATTGGGCTGGAATGATTCTCACCGCCTATGTGGGCGGTCGCTCGGTTGAGAAGGTTGCGCGGATCTTCAGGCGGTAGACGCACCGATCCGCAACGCAGGTCGGTTTCGGCCCCCGCCAGACAAGATCAATTCCAACATCGCTGCTGAGACGCCAAGCGGCGCCGGCCGACTGCGGAGCCACATCGATGCCCAATAGACTGGACGATATCAGCCGCGTCATCGGTAACATCGAGGCGGAGGTTCGTGGACTTTCGGCCTCAATCGCTGAGGTGCGTCATTCTGCGGCCGAGCAGCATGGGGAGAACAGGCAACGGTTAGAGTGCATCGGCGCCAGAGTTGAAAAAATCGAGGCCGACATGAAGCCGCTGGCCAAAACCGTCGCGACAATGGAGCCTATCGTGGCGGGCTATGCGGTGACGCGGTGGAAAATCGCCGGCGCATTCGCATTGGGTACGACCCTTATCACCACGCTCGGTTGGATCGTCTCCCTCTTTGCCGGCAAGATCATCACCTGGATTTTTTCTCTGTTTCGTTAA